CCTCTCGGCTTCCCGCTCGGGGTTGATTAACTGTTTTTGTTGCCGCGTTCTTACTGGTGCGGCGGCAGGCGCGACGGCAGGCGCAGCGGCAGCAGCCTCTTCCCACCAAGGTGTTATTGGCGTTACAGGCTTATCAGTAAACGGGTCGATGTCTGCGGCAGGCGCAGCAGGCGTGGCAAACTTCACAGGTCGTTCATCATCGGGCGAACCATAATCTGTCCAATCCCCCGACTTGAAAGGGTCTCTCGGTTCCTCCCGATTACGTTGGCTTGGGTCACGAAAAAATTTAAATCCAGACATACCGTACCGACTAAAATGCGGATTAAGAATATGAGTTAAGCGGTAAACTGTCAATCCAGCAAAACCGCATCGCGGTTCTGTAGCGCCTTGCCTAGCTGTTTGATCGTGGTCCGGCGATACGGACGGCCTTCCTTCCCTTCCTCGGGAGGATCAATGGCCACTAGGCCGAGGCGCTGACGGGCGCAGTCCAAGGCCAGAAATGCGGCGTCTGCAAGGTCGGGGCTTCGTCCGAAACGGGACTTGAACTCCGGCTTCGACTCGATCTTAACCCGCAGGGTGCCGCTTTTGATCATGTCGTAGTTGCGGCTGGTTATCTCTTGGGCCAGATCGGTGTTCACCCCAAACACTTGACGGGTTCTCATCAGTTCTTTGCCCACGAACCAAAGCTCGGAGACCCTATTCACATATAGTTCTGTCCCCACAGACTTGCTATTGGCGCTGACCCTCTTGTCACTGGCCTTGCCCCCGAAGCTGACGCGCAGGAACCCGCTGGCCCACTCTCCAGACAGGACATCACAGAAAGGTGCTCCTGCGCCCGTGGCATCCACCGCCACATTCTCAGGTAGAATGTCCCGCTTCTCGCAGTGCTCCTTGATTTGCCTGACAATCTGATAAGTCCGAGGGATCGCCTTGTTGGTGGCGTCGTCGTTCAAATGAACAGCCTCCCCGAACTCAATGACGTATTGGCCTGTCGTGTCGTAGCCCACCGAGGCGGTGTAGAGGATCGTCCGGTCGCCGCCGTTGGTGAACGCGGGGTCAATGCCTGCCACTTTGATGGGCGTCCCCTCCCACTCGACCTTGGACATGGCCTTGCTCATAGTCAGTTCGTTCTCGCCGTAGATCCCCGTTGTCTCATCGGAGTCGAAAAATATAGCGCGAATCATTCGCATGTAGCCCCGTGACTCGGGACCGAGTAGCCCCTTATCCTCGTCAATCTTTTCCTTCGTAGGGAGCCACGGGTAAATGGTCTCCCCCGCGATAATGTTAGGGGAACGCTCCCCATCGAGACGGATATAATCGCCGCCCCATTTCGTAGCCCACCCGTCCGCCGTGTGCGTGTCCACCGAGTCCCAGCCATTGATCGGCTCCGACCAGATCCCGAAAGCATCGAAGCGGCTGTTAGGGTTGGACATTCCGATTAACTGGAATTCTGGATTCTTAGATAAGTTCGACAGGCCCGCCTGAAGAATGGCCTCGGATAGCTCCGAGAGTTCATCACCAATCAAAATCACTCGGGGAGCCTTGATTCCGATGAGCTTGTTTGTAGCTTCACGGGTGCGCGTTTTTTCAGCAGCGATCAACGAGAGACCCGCCCGCTCGATGAGGGTGCCTTTCTCGTTTACGTAACTAGCGTTGCCAATCGAGTCCCGAATTTTGATGGGGGCATCGTCAATCACAGAGAGCAGGGACATTACCGACCCCCAAATCCGCTTACGGGCTTCTCGCAAAGTGGTCGAGGTCATCAGGACAAGCGTGTCCTTGGGCTTGGACAACCAGTTGGCTATCCCCCACGCAGCCATGGTGTGGCTTTTCCCCGATGACGCAGACCCCCCGATGGCCAGATACTTATTATTGAGCGCGGCCCAGATCATCTTCTCCGCCCACGGATGGCGGATCATCAACTTTTCAGGCAAGTCATCGTGGTTCCACAACTCGTCGCAGATCCTCCAGAAGTAATACTCCTTCGCTCGTAGGTGTTCGTGGTTGGCAAACCCATACAACAAAGCAGTGATGAGACTGGTCGGAGGAATCAAAAGTCCCCCGACATCCATACGTTTTGTTTTGGGGTCGATGCGCGGGTCGAGTATCTGCTTGATGCTGGGAGTGCTTACCTCCATAATCTATTGTAGAGATTACGCCTAAAGAAAGTGTGTGACAAACCCAAAGACAGCCTCCAACAACGCGCCCTAACGATGTATAAGGCGAACTGGAAAAATATTTCCATCGCCAAGGAGTTAGGGGTCCACCCCGGCACGGTGCGGCGGTGGCTCAAGAAGATGGGCGTCCGCGCCAAGAAGAACGGGTTGCACCCTAATGATGCCCCCGCAGTAGCGGAAGCGCCTACTGACGAACTGGCGGAAGCTATTGACCAACAGCTTGAGTCTACCACCGACGAGGCGATCCTTCGAGCGGGTCACGACGCACGACAGGAAGAGGACGCAACGATCTTGGAGATCGCAGAACGGCAGTCCAACCCCGCTGACAAATATCAGCATTACGCCGCAGCGACAGGAATCAAACTCATGCGTGACAGCGTGAAGAACCTGCGCCCCGCCAAGACTGTCCGTGAGTTATCCGAACTCGACCAATTCATCCGCCGGAACCTCGGCCTCAACTCAAAGAACGGCAGCGGCGGCACAATGCAGATTGATATCTCCATACTCAACAACACGAAAGCGGATCGTGGGGAGGGGTCCGTGAAACCCATTATCGACTTGGATTGATGATTTACGACCTCAATAGTGGTGCGCCTGAATTTGATGGCGCTCATTACGAACCGATGGGTGACCCGTTTTTCTACCGTCAAATCGACCCCACTTGTTACACGGGGTTCTCGTTAGAGCCGGAGAAAGGGGAGGGTAAAAAATACCCCGGCAGCGGGGTTTTAATGTTCAGTGAACTTAAAGACGCCTTTGTTGGCATCGTCGAGCACCCACGTAACCCCCCAGTCGCCTGCTACTCGATTGCGGGGACCAAGATCATTCTCAAGGAGAAACACGGACTGAGCAAAAACGAGATCAAAATGGCGCTCGATCAACTAAAGTCCTGCGACCTCGGGCCGAGCACCCCCTGCTTCCTTGACTCGGCCCCCCTCAAGTAATGGAGCCACTCTTTAAAAAGAAGATAGTAGAAGTAAACCCTACCGTCTTGATCCGAGAAGACCATCAGACCAAGAACGACTTCTCATTCGCCCACCGAAAACTGGTGGGTACCTTCTTTCGGGTCATCCCCCAGAGCGCCCACGAGATTTTCTTCATTCAGGGCCTCCCCAAGAATTATATTGTATTCACGCCCGAGAGTGGAGATGGGCTGATCATATCCCCGTCATGTCTGAAGGGAATGAGGCGGTGATCGTTGGGTGTGATAATGGGCTGGACGGTGGGCTGTGTGCGATTTCCGCATTCGACGGCGGGATCATTGACAAGATCGCCATGCCCACGATGCAGCGCAGCAAGAAACGGGAAGTGGCCGCCGCCAAGATTAACGAGTGGCTCACTGACTTGAACACGCCATTCACGCTGGCCATCGAGGAACCCTTGGCGCACGCGAAAAGTTCGCAGGCCGTTCGGTCCATGGCCATGAGCTTCGGCAAGATAGTCGGGATGGCCGAGGTGAAGGGGTATGACATCGTGCGGGTGTCCGTACATAAGTGGCAAAAAGAAATGCTGGGTAACGTCCCAAAAGGACAAACCAAAATAGCCGCCATGAAATTAGCCGAGCAGCTAGCCCCCGCTGAGAACTGGCTCAAAAACAAACGGTGCCGCACGCCCCATGACGGGATGGTCGATGCCTATTTAATTGCTCAATATATTTTGACAAGGCGGCAGAAGGAGCTATAATCGCGCCCATGCCAGACGACCATGCGGAATTCAGCCCCTCCTCCCTTAAATATGTAGCAGGTTGCGCGGGCTACCATGGGCGCGAAGAAACTAACGCCGCCGCTGAGAAGGGAACGAGGATACATGAAGCGTTGGAAGTCGAGGACACCTCCAACCTCGAAAGCGAAGAGGAGATTTCTATCTTCCAGCAGATCGTAGAAGAAGAGGAAGCATTCCTCGCCAACTACGCCCAGAGCGGGAGAAAGCAGACGGAGGATTTTAAGGAGATCCAGTTGACCGTTGAACTGGAGGGGACATCCACATGGGGGACATGCGACCGCCTTACTATCTTCGACGATGACACGGCGGTTCAGGCCGACTACAAGACGGGCATCTCCATGATCGACCCGCCGGAGAAAAACTGGCAGGCCCAAGCCTACACCGTCGGCAGCTTCCAGAAGTTCCCAGAGTTGAGCGAGATCACGTTTGTATTCTACGTTCCTGTTAGAAATGAGACGCTCTTCCACACGTTCACAAGGGAGGACATCCCCGCCCTTGTCAGGAAACTGTCGGATGCAATCAAGCAGGGAGAAGCCGTCCGCCCAAAATGGGACGACGGCACCCCAGAACTGCCCGACCTGACTCCCACAGTGAACTGTCGCTTCTGTCGGCACGAGAACGCCTGCCCCGCACTAGGCGGGCTGGTGGTATCCGTGGCCAAGAAAATCAATCCCCAGCTCCCTGACGTTGACATCGACTCAATCGAAGACCCCGAAGTTGTCGAGCAATTGTGGATGATCGCCAAGATGGTTTCCAACTGGGCGGACAGCCTGAAGAAGAGGGCCGTGAACATGGCCAAGGACGGGACCGAATTCCCCAGCCTCCGGCTCAAGAACATGGGCGCGGCTAAGAGGGTTCAGGACAACATGGGTCTTGCGGAGATCGCGCAGAATTTCGGCATCGGTAAGGATGAGATGCTGGGACTAGCCAATATCCCACTCGGAAAACTGTCCAAGGCGGTGGGCGATCAGTTCCCCAAGGGGGACCGAAAAAGAATTTCTAAAGAATTTGTTGACGCATGTCTGAAAGCAGATATAGTCACCATCTCAGAGGCGCGGCATACGCTCGCCTGAAACAAGAAACAAGAAACAAGAAACAAGAAACCATGGCAGCAAGCGCAATTAAGAAAGCGACGACAAACATTATGTCGGCAACGAACATGATGATTGAACCCAGCGACATTGAGATCCCAAGGATCAACGTCGTTCAAAAAACATCCGAGATCGAGGCCCCCTTTGGGAGTGTTGTTCTCGACAAACAATTCGTCATCGCAGACCCCGAGTCGGCGGTGCCGTGCATTCCGGTCTCTGTGACCAAAGGCTGGAGGGAGGACATCCCCTACGACGAGGACGAAGTGCCTCGTATCGCTCACTCACCAGAGGAGCGGGACGAGATCGCCAAGACCTCCGACTACTCCATGTTGGAGTTTGCGGACATCACCCTTCTCTTTGAGAAGCCGGACAAAACTGACGTAGGGGCGGCTTACCCGTTTCCTATCGGTGACAAGATGTTCGCCCTCGGGCGGATCAACGTCGCCAAGGACGCGTACCGCCAGACCTTCAAAAGGCTGGCTACGTTCACCCTGTTCAACCCCGATACTCCACCCTCCACTCGGGCGTGGGACTTCACCTCGTCTGTCATCAGTCGTGGCAAGTATTCGTGGTACGCCCCGTCCCTCACGTTCACCGACAAGGAGAGCAGTGAGGCCGTCCAGAAGTTCTGTTCCACCTTCCTCCGCTAATGTCTGAGATTGATACACAGACTGTGGAAGAAGAGGTTGTCATGCTTGGTGGCATGATTGAGGAACTCGACAAGAGCATAGAAACCGCATACGAAAGTAAGCGGAAGCTCATCTCCATCCAAACCGCCTTGGCCAGCACCATTGACATGGAGCTTCCAGTAAACGACAAGAGTCAACTTAACTTGACCTTTGTCGTGGACGGGGAAGAAGCCAATGTGGACAAAGTGGAGAACTAACAAGTCAGGTATCGCGGCGGGACAACCGGAGTTTATAGTGTTCTCTAGTTGTTCTGGTTAAAGCATCGCCTTGGTGGTAATCGCGTAAAAGCCACCGCACTTTAGCCCCTCACTGGTCTTTGTTATATTCCGCCAGTGGGGGGCTTTCTTTTGAAAAGCTATGGAAACCTACGCCCTCGACTACGAAACTTACTACGATAAACAGTGCAGCATCAGGACGCTCGGCCCACTGGGTTACTTTTCCCACCCTGAGTTTGACGCCTACCTGCTCACCGTCAAGGGAACCGACGGCACGGAGTTCGTCGGCCATCCCAAAGAGTTTAACTGGAATTTACTAATTGGTAATACGGCCCTGAGCCACAACGCAGCATTCGATGAAACCTTATATTTATATGGCGCGACCCAATCGTGGTGGCCGGAAGTCACGCCCGTCGCGTGGCATTGCACAGCGGATCTGGCAGCGTATTGCCGCCTTCCTCGCTCGCTCAAAGGAGCGACTCATACAGCTTTTGGACTAGAGGTGGACAAGACCACCCGCGACAACATGAGCGGGAAGAGGTGGGAGTCGATGACCGACGAGTTCAGGGCCGAGGTTAGCGCCTACGCCGTCAAGGACTCCGAGCTTTG